TGTAATCATACAGTTCCCAATGATGTTCCCAATCTTTAAGAACTGTCTCATGTAGTTTAACTTCCCATAAACTATCATAACCTTTAGGTACACCTGTTTTTTTAGGTCTCGGTTTACGAGGTTTTCTAAATCCTACCATTACAGTACAAGCCTAGATGAGTCATAGTTCTTAACTAACTTCCAGTAAGTTAACATAGCATTAAACATTCCTAAGTGTTTGCTTTGTGATTCTCTGTCCCAAACAAACGGAAGTATAAGACCTGTATCTTTTCTGTCTACAAAGATAGATACTCGTTCAACATCATCAAAGCCACAGCCTTGAGCATATGCTGACAACTGCATTCCGTGTTCATCAAACACTAACTTAGCTGGGTCTTTTCCTTTTAAGTTATCTTTGGTTTTAAAGTCTACAAATATTCCTGACTTAGAATACAAGTCTATCTTCCCACCATAACCTGCATCAGCACAGAAAGAATCTTCTGCTATCCACTCTTCATTAGGAAAAGTTTCATCTAAATATTTCTTGATTGCTTTGTAAGGTTTAGTTTTAGTTTTACCTAAGAAACCTTTCTCAATCATACCATGTATCTTTGTCCCTTGCTGGGCAGCTTGGATACCTACTTGTTTAGAATCTGTTTGGCATCTGTAATAAAAAGACTCAATCGTTTCGTCCTCTCCTTGTTCTAAAGTAAGGAAAGAATTAAGTAATTGTTTTTGTTTCCAAGTCTCTAAAGATGGCTTGGCTATAAGACCCATGATAGTTGTGACAGACGGAACTAACCCTAAAGACTTAGCATCTCTGAGTGTAGTGTTTCTTTCTTTACCATTAGCACCTATGATAGTATACATAGGCTCACCCTCTTGGGTATACCAGTGTCCTGATTCAGACTTAAACTTATTATAGTTGTCCGTTACCAAGTTGTCAAGCTGTTTCTTTTTCATTTTGTTCCTCTGTTATACTTTCAATTAATTTGATAGCATCTTTTATATTTATTTTAAACCATTCACCGTTTTGTTGTAAAGCTTTTTTACTACATAGTTTATGTGCTTGTGATTCAGCAATTCTTCTATTATTAAATTGTTTTTTATATTCCAATTTATAATCTCTCATAGGAGAAGATGTTTGATATTGATTACATCTATCGTTAGCATCCACAGCCATACCAACTTTAACCCAACCCTTCCATGCAGGATTTGTTATAAGATAAACATGACCTCCAGTTGACTTTTCATAATTGGATAAAGATGAAAAAGCTGCTCCTTCAAAAGTTTTATAACGTCCGGGTTTATAAAGTGGGTGTGTTTTTGGTACGTACTTATTATTAACATACATTCTACGTGAATTATGAATAGGACTATACTTAGGATTCCTTTCGCTATTGTAATTTTTTCTACAAGATTTACATATAACATCTAGCCCGTCTGTTTGTGAGTTGTTTTTATACCAATCTTCAACAGATTTATTTGTGTTACATGATGTGCAAAATTTATTAATGTGTTTCACTCCAATCTCCTCCTATTTTATATTCACCATCAAGAGGACATCTCATATTAAAATGTTCTCCTGCCTGTTTTAAACTATCCACTGCAAGTTGTCCTACTTTGTTAGCATTACATTCTGGTACTTCAATCTGCCATTCGTCATGAATGTTAGCTACAAACTTATGTGGTACACCAGTTATCTTAAGTCTCGCTTCAAGTATCTCCAATGCTTTCTTCATTACAATAGCACCACCACCCTGTAGTAAACTATTTAATGCAGCATGTTCGTGTCGTATATAAATCTTACGACCATCTATACCCATTAAGTATCCTCGTTTTGCAGCTCCTTGTACTTTGTCCTTAAGAGTTTTAAATGTGGGGAGATTATCGAGAAAGCGTTCTTTAAGTTCTTTACCTTGCTTTCTTGATCCTCCAACCACACTCCCAATCTTTTCATCTCCTGCTCCGTATACGAGGGCATAGATGAAAGTCTTTGCTGTATCTCGTGATTCAAGTCCTGCAAGTTTTTGATTAGTTGTGTGTATGTCTCCGTTGACCACTTCATGTATGTACTCCTGATCGTTCATATAGTGTGCTAACATTCTAAGTTCTAGTCCTGAAGCATCCACTCCAAGTAAAACATTACCTTCGTCTACAGTCCAACAAGCTCTACACTCTTTACCAAATGGACTATATACTGCTGGTATCTGAGCCATGTTAGGATGATTGTGGGACATACGACCAGTAATAGTTCCGTTAGGAATGACTGAACCATGTACTCGACCATCATCTTCTAGTGCATCCAACCATGATTGTATCTGAGCAATACGCTTTTGATACAGCAGGAAGTCTGCAATTAATTTTGCTTCATGTATGTGGGTAATTTTTTTAAGTGTACCCTCGTCTACAATCGGCTGACCTGTAGGTGTAAAACGTTTAGGTTTCCAACCTACCTCAACAAGATACTCACCAATCTGTTTACGACTACCTAAGTTAAACTCTTTAAGTTCTTGTCGCATAAATGGTTTGTAGTTTTTTGTAGCTATACAGTTATCATATTCTTCAGGTCGTAATCCTGACTTAGATAACTCACCATCTTTCTTGAACTTAGGTACAACTAGTTTTACATCAACCATTCTAGGTTTGAATGTTCGTTGTACTTCCTCGACTATTTCATTCATCTTAGTTTTAAGTTCAGCCAGTAAAGTTGTAGCCTGTCGTTCGTCAAACTTAAACCCATTGTTTTCTTGATCAGACATTATCCGAGCAACTCTGTGTTCAAGATCAATTGACTGTTGACTAAAACCCACTTGTTCATTGAGTAATGTATAGTAAACTAATTCATTTAGTTTAACATCGTTGATACAATACTCGAGCATCTGTGGTGTATACTCATCAAAGTCTATAGGTTGTTCTTGTTTTGCAAAGTTTACCCGATAACCCCACGTCTTTAAACTGTGTCCGTTTTCTCGGATAGGTTTAAACAACCTAGACATAACAAGAGTATCTTCAATGTTCTTGTGATATAAATCTACACCAGTTAGTTTCTTAATAACATCTAGATCAAAGCGTAAGATGTTGTGTCCGATTAGTGTATCGGCATTGCTAAGAAACTCTAAACCTTCTTCAAGTTTGTCGGGTGTAAAAGCATGTACCTCACCACCAACTTCTTTGGCTACAATACAATGTAGCTTTGTTGGTTTGAGACCATCACATTCTATATCAAATATAATTTTAGAATTCTGTGTTGTCAAATGTTTCCTCCTCTGATAACTCAAAGAGCCTACCAGTTTCGTTGTTGTAACGTAAGCTACAGGCTAGTCCAGTATCACCTGTGTATCTTGATTTAAGTACACGTACCTTCGTAGTGTTAGCTTCGTCTTGATTCTCTGCTTGTTGATTACGTTCTAGTGCAATCACACAATCAGATAGTTGTGCTATTCCTGCTGAACCTTTGAGGTGTGACAGAGATACTTCAATCCCTTGCTCATGTCCTTTATCACCTGATGCTCTACGTAAGTGAGAGACTAGTATCATACCTACCCCTGTTTCTTCAACAAGACTACGCAATCTATTCATCAGTGAATCAATACCTCTACGTTCATCACCTTCACCCATGACATTGACTAACATATGTAGATGATCTACAACCACCCACTTACATTCACAGCCTACAATAATATATCGTAGCTTAGAAAATACTTCATCAATATCTGTGACACCAAGATGGGCATGGATAAACACACGACCTTTGGGTATGACTTTATCAAACAGATTAGTTAGTTGTTCTTCACTGTACTGTTCTCGTCTCTCGTTAAGATACACTCGATCATTAGCTTCAATGGATATAATACCATCAGCAGTTCGTAACCAGTTCTCTTCAAGAGCTACAATACCTACGTTGTCTTCAGTATTTTTAATGAGCCAATGTTCAAGCTCACGAGTAACACTAGACTTACCTAGTCCTGTGCCACCTGTCAGAGTTACTAGCTCACCTTTACGCATACCAAATAGTTTCTTGTTGAGACCTTCCCAAGGATAAGCTATGCTCTCCTTAGTTTCTCGGTGTAACCACTCAGACTTTTTAGCAGACAAGTCCATGATACCTGATGGTGTGTAAGTTCTAGCTTCCCACCATGCAGACATGAAGTCTTGAAACTTCTTCTGTCTAAGCATATCGTTAGCATCTTTACAGCCATTAGGTAGTGTAACTATCTTAGCCTTGCCGGGTTTTAATATACGAGCAACCTTTCTAGCTGCTTCTTTACCTGCCTTGTCATTATCAAAACATAATACTACATTCTCAAATGAT